CGGGCCCGTCGCCCCAGGAGTCCACGAGAAGGTGCAGGCGAAGGTGTTGCCCCTCGAGATGGTGACGGTGTTAGGGCAGCTCATCGGGTCTTAATCTTGCCCCGAATGGAAGGGGGGTCAGAAGTCGACCAAGCCGTCCACCGATGTCACGGTCGTGGCGGGCGACGCAACCAACGCAGAACTATTGTTCGACCAGAAGGCGGAGTCCATCGTGGCGTTTCCTCCGTCGCTGTAAATGGTTCCTCCTGTAAGGTAGTCGAGAAGTTCATCGGAGACAGGTGGCAATACGGATTGCTGACCACGATTAAGATTCACCTGTCCTACCGGGTCCGGGTCTGGGTCTTCTTCTGTAGGCGGCGGATAGTAAGTTCCGGCGAAGAAGCATGGCTGCCAATCAATCGCACTTCCACGTCCATCATAAGGCGGCGGCTTCCTGATCCATCCGCTTCCGTCTCCATCGGCCTTCAGGCCTGTCGAGTATTCGATGCTGTATGCGTAACCTGCGGTGGTAGAATTGACCGCCCTGGCGTTCCGGGCGAAAGTCACCCGAAACTTTCCCCAGGTGCTGAGGCGTGCGCTTCCTCCGACCGTTCCTGATTCGTAGGCAGGCATCAGATGCGGGCGTAGTAGTAGGTCGCCGTCTCGTCTCCCATCTTGATTCTGTCACCCCACAGCGATCCGGTGACATATTGGGTGACGGTGGCGCCGTCCACCGTGGCGACGCGGACATAGCCTTCCGCATCCGTGTCCGAGGGGACAGGCGTGCCGATGTCCCACTCGAAGCCTGTCGTCGCAGGGAACACCCCAGAAGCATACGGCACCTTAATCCATACTTCGTATTCGCCCGTGCTGACGGTAATTTCGTCCGTGATGTTGCCGGGAACCACGTTGTTGACCGTGCCGGAGACGATGGAGTAGGTGGAATTCCCGCCGGATGTCTCGACGTGATTGACCTTGAAGGGGTGCATATTGTCGTCGGCGTCGCCCGTGCAGCCGCCTTCTTCGGAATACTTGAGAGGAACAGTATCGAAGGCGCGCGGGACCGTGTCATTGACCACAGGCGTCGCGAAGGCCGGGATGAAGGCAAGGGCTCCTGCGGTGCGGGCAGCTTCGATGTTGGAGATGTCGGCCCACGGCGTCGGGGTGCTGTTGGCGTTCAGATAGTAAGGGTCCTCGGCCTCGGTCACGCCCTCCTTGTTCATCAGGAACGTGGCGTTCAGCTCGCAGGGAATGACGATGTCCTGCGAACCGACGTGCATCTGAGTGACCTGATACCAATTCGAGAACGTGACGAGCGCCGAGTTGACGGTAAGGGGGGTGACGTTCGTGTTGCGGAGGACGTTCGTGAACTCGATCTGGTAGACGCCGGGGGCCACCGACTGGACGAACACGTTGCCGTTCAGGGCGGGGATGGTCTCAAGGCATACCTGCAGGTCATAGGCGTTCTGCGTCCCAGGGTTGAACGGGGCGGAAGTCGCCGCGCTATGGTTCAGGGTGACGGTGCCGGACTTGTAGTTGCCGAGGAAGGTCAGCTGCTGGACCTCGTTGCCGGCGGTGGCTCCGCCCTCCCGTAGCACCGTGACGGCGGCGGTGGCCGGGACGGCTGGGATGCTGTCGATGATGGCCAGCACCCGGACGTGATTGCCGAGGAAGCGCGGGTTGAAGTAGGTCGTGTGACAATGCCCCCAGTCCAGCAGGGTCTCGCCTTCGGACTCTACGTCCTGATAGCCTTCCATCTTCTGGACGTTGGTCGTGTTCTGGTAGAGCGAAGGGCCGGAGTCCACGAACAGCGCATCGAACTCATCGGAACCATCCTTGACGAAGGACACCCACGGCGTCTCGAGGTTGACGATTCCGCCGATGGCGGCGGCGGCCTTGACGTCCCACTTCGACAGGGTCACATACCAGCGGCCAGAACCTGTCAGCGCATAGCCTCCTCCGCCGAGCATCCAGGGCGACGTGGCATCGGCCAGAGGGGCGGGCGTGACGTCGGCTGACTTGACCGCCACGAAGTTCATGTATGCCTGCCGGTGGTCCGTGAAAGGGCCGGTTTTGATGAACGGCATCTCGGACTGCGTGTAGGTCACCGAGCCCATCGCGATCTGGATGACGGGCGTGTCGGTTCCCGCGATGGATGCCGTTCGGCATTGGAACTGCAGCGGGTTGTCCCTTGCCGTCAGCGGAACGACGGGGATGCCAGGGATGTCGGGAGGCAGGGGAGGCTTCGGGAACTTCGGCAGGCTGAACCCGAGCATCAGGCCTGAATCCTGCGGAGGGGTCCACGGCTTGTTCACGTCCAGCGTGAAACCGCTCGACGACGCGGAGAAGGTGTATCCGTCGCCAGGCTGGATGCTGTTCATGGGGCGGGACGATAGACGGAACTATGCCAGCCCTCGGCGTTGTAGCGCACCTCGTAGTTGACCTTGTAAAGCAGGCCGTAGTCCTCGATGTTGACCTGCGACAGGAGCAATTGTCCATAACCAGCGGCCGAGATCCAGCTTGTTCCGGCATAGGTCGGGACGATGTCCGGCAACGCGCCGAACCAGTCATTCGTGGAAGAAGATGTGTTGAGCCTTTCGATTGCGTCCTGGACCGTGCTTTGTTCCGACGTGTAGAAGTGACCTGAGAAGGCCGTCTGTGACGCTAGGTAGTTGGTCTTGCCGTAGAAGAACTTGTAGGTCGGGCTGACGAAGCCGATGAAGCGTCCGCCGTTGCTGGACTCGAAGCAGGCGCCGTTGAGTCCGATGTAGGACTGCTTCTTCGTGACCAATCCCGTGATGGGCGTGCCGTCGGAGTTGATTCCCGTGATAACCTCGTAGAAGTCCGCCGGGTTCTTGATTTCGACCATCGGGCCAAGCGGGTCCTGCACGTAGGTCGTGCCGGCGATGAGGCCGACATAGCCTGCGGCGGAAGTGAAGAAGTTAGGGTGGGTCGTGATGTTCTCGGAGGTCAGGCCGTTGGCCGCGCTGACCTGCGGGTTGGTGAACACGCCTCCGTTCACGGTGTGGTCGATGCCGATGTAGTCCACCGTGATCGTGACCATCCCGAGGTCGTCATAGGTCACGCCGAACTTATGCGCCGAGCAGTCGGCGTTGATGGGACAGGTGCCTCCTCGGTTGCCCACCGACAGGTCGTTGTCCGTGTTGGCCTTCCAGACGCAGGTGGCCGTCAGCAGGCCGTAGCCGTCGTTGCTGAGTTTGCCGCCAGGTTGAAGGACCGGGGCGGTCAATGCGTCGCCTGTTTGAATACGTGCCATAAGATTTTATCGTCTGCCTCCTAGGAGGGCGGCGCGAGAGGGGGCTGCGGTGGAGGCCGGGGCGGTGAGCCAGCCGTCGGCGGAAGTGAAGCCGGCGTTCGCCATGCGTTCGAGCAGGGCCGTCTGCTTGCGCTGCTCCTCGAGCTGGGCGGTCATGGCTTCGATCACCGGATTGGCCCCTACGCCGACGACGTTGGAGAATCCTTCGGGTCCCTTGAAGGATGTCGGCTTGGCGTCGAGTTCCTTTGGCTTGGCTTTGTCGGCGTCGCCTGTCTTTTTCTTGTTAGCTTCCTGCTCGGCAAGTTCAGCCGCCTTCTTGCTGGCCGCTACGGACGGCGCAATCATCCTGTTGATGACAGCCTGCACATCCGCGTCCTTCGCCAAGGCCTCGGCGGAGTTGGCGTCGAGGCCATACTTGATGCGGAATCCTCGGAATCCTCCGATCTCTTCCGCGACCTTGTCCCTCATGCCGGATTGTTCCAGGAACTTGGTGTATTCGGTCAGCTTTGCCTGAGCGGCCAGCTCCTTATCCTTGGCCTCTCCCTCCTTGGAAGCTCTTTGCTTGGCTAGGAATACGGTCTCCGCGTCGAGGTATTTGGACTCAGCCTTCAGGGCAAAGTCATAAGCCTCCTTGATGTCTGCCTTGCGCTTCTCGATGGCCGCGCCGATGTAATTGATCGCAGAATTAAGCAGGACCATCGGAGCGACGAAGCCCAAGGCGATGTCCTTGAACGCCGTCGAGAACTTGCGCTGGATGTCCTCGACCTGCTTGCCGAAGGACACCGTCGCAGTCTTGGCCTTGTCCATGGCCTGCGGGACGTCCGACGTCGTCTTGATGTTAAGCTCCAGGGATTGCGCCATCGTCGGGTGTTTCCTTTGCCGGATTGGAAGCCGCCGACGCCGCCTTCTCGCGGGCTTCCTCCTCCTCCATGAACGCCTCCTCCTCGGGCGACATGATGGACACGTCCGCCCCTTTGTGGATCGCGAAGGCCGAGTTCAGCCAGATGGCCTGACACTCCGGCATCTCCCACGCCCGCTTCTCGTCGATGCCGTTGGCGATGAGGTTCGCCACGATGGACAGCGGCCAAGGCACGCCCTTGTCCCCTCCGCCCGACTTGGTCTTGGTCTGTTCCCAGAACTTCGGCCAGTCCTGGACGAGCACGTAGCCCGCGAAGGCTTCCAGCAGCCGTTCGAACTTGGCCGGATTGCGGGCTAAGGAGCCGAGCCTCAGCTGGTCCATCAGGCCGATACGTCCGCCCAGCGGTTCCTCGGCGCACACCTGGCAGGCGAACAGCAGGTCGGCAGGGGATACCGCCCGCCCGCCCGTGACCAGCGGGGAATCCAAGGCCATCAGACGGACGCGGTATTTCAGGCAGAACGGATAAAGCGAACGACCCAGCAGCCGAAAAGGCGCCGGGTCGACGTAGGCGTTCAGGAAGCGGCGGTCCACGCCGTCAAGCCTATGCCCCTTGCGGGGAGGTCAATCAGGGAGTGATGCCTTCGTAGTCGACCGCCGTGATGCTGACCGAAGTGAAGCCCTTGTTCGAGCCCTTGTCGTCGACCTTGGTGATCGTGCCGGAGAAGGAAGCCGAGGCGGAGCCGGCAGGGTAAGCAGAAAGGGTGTTGACCGTGAAGGAAAGGGTCGCGCCGAGGACGGGCATCGAGCTCGTCTTGGCGATGCCTTCGATGGTGATTTCCGTCTTACGGTCGTCGTAGCGGGCCGTCTTGGTCAGGCCGTCTTCGTCGACCACGGTGGCCTCGCTGTTGAACGAGGACGACAGGGAGTAGGACTGCACGAACAGGTTGGCGACGGTGCCGGCGATGCCGTAGATGCAGGTGGTTCCGGTGGAGATAGCGGCCATTTGTATTTGCCCTCTTTGGAAGCGTCAAGCGGCGGGCAGGACCACCAGCACGTCGAAGGAGAAGGCCGTCGCCCAGGAGCGTTCGTCGATGCCCTCGTCCTCGGAGTTCATCGTCACGTCGTAGCAGGACGCGTCCGCCGAGGCCGTGAAGGCCGCCTTGATGCTGGTCAGGTCGCGCATATTGCCGGACAGGGCGGCGCAGCGGGCGCGGTGATCCGCGAGGGTCGTGTCGTCGGCGTTCGAGAAAAGGGTGATGCGGACGGAACAGGCGTAGTTCCCTGCGCCCTCTGGCAGGTCGCCGGGGGCGCGGGCGGAGTCGCAGAGGACCACGGCCTTGGGAAGGGTCTGGGTCGCGGAGCTGTCCCCGGTCAGGAAGGTCACGGTGGTCAGCCCGGTCTGGGTCGAGAGGTAGGTGGCCAGGGTGGCCTCGACGATGTGCCTGATGCTCTTGGTGCCCATTTCCTTTGCCCGTTATGGGAGGGTCAGCGGATGCG